GCCATGCCCAACCCTGTCGCCAAAGTCATCTAATGCAAGACTATCGTTTAAGAGAACCTTGTTATTGATAATACCAGCAATGATGCCAAAAGCATATTGACTATAACCAAAGTAACCACCACTCATTCGTCTTTCTCCTCTGGCTTCCACTGTACCCTATCAGTCTGCTGTATCCATAGCAACTGTGCTTGCTCATTAAGGTACTCTGTGTTGCCTTCATAAGCCTCTAAACACTGTTTATACATCTCTTGCTCTGTGGTGCAATCCGCTAGGATCTTTTTAGCCTTCTTTGGCCCAACACCGACAATGCCCGGAATGTTATCGACAGAATCACCAGTAAGAAGTTGTGTGTAGAATTTCTTGATAGCTTCAAAGGGCGTTACCTCATAAAAGATTTTCTTAACGAAGTTGTAGTGCTTCCCTGCAATCATGTCTATATCCTTGTCAATGTGGACTATAACACAATCAACACCGGATGTTGCCATAATACCTACAGCATCATCCGCCTCAATACCGTCAGTGACTCTAAAACCCCATTCGTCTATAGCGTGTTGCTTTAGCATGGCGAAGTTGCTAGGCTTCTCTTGAGACCTATTGCCTTTGTAGGGCTTTGTCTTAGCCACCTGATAGCGGAAGTTATTATCCCCTGTCAAGAAGGCTTCAAAGTCCGTACATTGCTCTAGTTCAAACACAATCATGTCCTCCATAAATGTGTTGAACCGAGCTTTGACAATACCATCACTAACATCACCAGAGGCAGCAGCAACGCGGTACAGTATGGAGTCAGCGTCTATGATGCCGATCATAGAACATCATCAATACGATCATTGAAGCCGTCATCTACATCCTCCACATCACCACCTGTACCACCGTACTCCACCAGATCAGTGATGACTACCTTGACAGCGGAAGGTGACTTACCCTTCTTGTTCTTAAACTGCCATTCATAGTAACCAATGACTAGGGTTGCCTTAGAGCCATTACCAACCAGTACATCCTCCGGAATGATGACACCATTCTCATCATACGCCTTGATAGGCCGTGCAGATTTACAAGTGATGTAGTAGCCCTTCTCCGGCTTATCCTCCTTGTATTGCACATTGATGCCCATCTCCTTCAGTGCAGATACAGCGTTCTGCGAAAGGTTACACGCATCGAATTGGTACTTACCAGACATCTCATTAGGCTTGTTCAGAAAAGCCCAGTTGATTGTCGCGTTACATTTGATCTTGTCCATTGATATTCTCCTTAAAAGGTATCGTTACTCAGTGCGTGGAAAACCACGAACTACCACATTTGTACTCCGCTGCTACAGGGCATCTAAAGTTCAGTACCGTACCAGCATCTACAGCAGCCTGCACAATCAGTTTTCCTGCTTCATCTGCTCTTCCCCTTTCAACTTCACATTGTACCTCATCGTGAACACTGGCGACTAACTTATACTTGATGCCTGCTTGTGTCAAGTAGTTCTTAATCAGCACCAGCCATTGCTTAAAAATTATAGCACCTGCACCTTGTAAAAGCAAGTTCAAGGCCGCGTGTTGTGATCTGACAATAAGCCTACGGCCATCCAGACCTTCAACCCAGCCCTTACTAGCCAGTCTATCAATCTTGGCAGTCAGGGCTGTGTAGCCGGGGATTTTGTTAAACCCCTCACGCAGACGAGCACCTTCACTGCTGTGACCACCCACAATATCTGACAGCTTAGTAGGGCTAGCTCCGTATAGACCGGCATATAGAACCGTCTTTGCAAGATCTCGTGTAGCAACACCAAACAAATGTTGGTTACGAGTATGTACATCACCGTTGACGATTTCATCAATATATCCTTTATCTTGTAAGTAATGAGCAAAACACCTTAACTCAATGCCAGATAGGTCAGCCCCGACTAATACATTGTCTTTGTCAACAGTCCAGATAGACCTGCATACTTTGCCATATGGACTACGCACTGCCGGTATTTGTGCCATGTTAGGGCTATTATGAGACATACGGCCAGTGTTGGCCCCAATCGTCAGCACCTTACCATGCACTCTATTATCCTCCCCAACCGCCTCCATCCATGACTTAGCCTGTGCCAGCCTCTTCTGCACCAGTAGGTACTCCTGTAGCTGCTTCGCTGCCGGTGTACCTATCTTTTCCAGTACTGCTTCATCCACAATCGGATGCCCTTTATCTGTCCTTCTGTCAGGCTTCCAGCCCATCTTCATAAGCCTGTCAGCAATCTGGTGTCGTGAACCCGGATTGAATGGTATCACTTTCTGTTTTGTCTTGAGCTGTACAATAGTAGGTTCAAAGGTTTTCTGTAGCTCCTGCTCCAGTTGATCCTGTAATTGTGTCAACTCACAGATAAACAACATCAGCGTTTTAACATCAATCTTAAAGCCGTTCTGCACCTGTTCGTGGATGATAACAGCAACTTCATGTTCAAGGTCTTGGGACTTTTGTGAGAAGCCTTTTAACTCTTTTGTCAATGCTTGATGTACACGGTGCAACACCCTGACATCCTGCTTGCAATACTTAATCATCTCCTCTGACAGGCCACCGTCCCAATCACTGAAATCATCCTTGGGGAAGCCTAGGACGCTGCCCCAGTTCTTCAGCGAGTGCCCACCTTCCCTAATAGGGTTAGCAAGCCGACTAAGAACAAGCGTATCAACCAACCGATGCTGGCTAAAATCAGATCCCCAATAACGATTAAGAATGTCATAATCAAAACCAATACCGTTATGAGCGACAACAACATCCATTCCAGCAATGTACTCATTAAACGAGCTACTGTTTGTCCATACTTGTACATCCTCATCCCCTTCTACATAAGTACAACAGCACCAGATACGGTTGAGTGCTGAGTTAGTTTCAATGTCAAGATAACATATCTTTTTTGGTATGTTCATGGTGTCCGCGCTTAGGTTGCTTTTGTTTGGAATTGTCCTTGAACTTCTTAGGACGCTTAGAGTCCCTGAACTTTTCTGTATTACCGTTTCCTTGCATCATAGTGCCTCTTTTTGGTTAAAAATATTGCATCATAGTGCTTCTTTTACCTCTGACAACCGCCCTGTGCTGGCGTTGTACAGCAGGTGACAACATTCCCCTGTCATGCCGCTAAGACGGTTCTTAAGCACCCTGACATGGGTTGTGTTGCGTTCCGTAGCGTCCTGATGCTGTGCATGACGCTCTAATCCTATCACCATATCAGACAACTGTGCAATAGAGCCAGAGCCACGCAGCTGTGCCAAGGATGTCGCAGCCCCTTCCTCATGCCCTTTACCGTCAGGTCGTTTCAAGTGACTGACAACCAACAGCGCAGCATTAGTTTCCTGCACCAATACCCGCAACTTAGTCATCACCTCATCCAGATACCGGCGTTCGTCACCATGCTGCTGATCACTGACAAGGATACTAATATGATCTAGGATTACATACTGACAGTCAAGAGCCTTGACCATGTACTTAATCCTATTGATAACATTGTCAATACCCATAGAGCCAAAGTGATCGAACAGGTATAGCCTTTCAGTGCCAAGCGTAGCCTCAAAAGCCTCTCTCATCTCCTGCTCTGATACCTCTGTATCTGGTAGGTGCAATGGCTTATTGATAGCCATAGACATGATAGACCGTGCTGTCTTGTAGCAGGATTCCTCCATGAACATCAAACCAATCTTAGCATCACTGGTGTTCAGGATGTGATAGACCACTTCACGCAAGAACAGCGACTTACCTAGCCCAGAGCCAGCGGTGACAGTGACTAGCTCACCCTTACGGATGCCATAGGTTAGTTCATTAAGACCGCCCCAAGGATACAACACTTCTGCCTTGTCAACAGGTTTGTTCACTAGCTCCCAGAGCGTACTACCAGCAACAATGCCGTCCGGGATAAAGGGCGCAGCAGCCCACCATGCTTCGATATAAGCCTTGCCATCACCCTTCGACAGGTAGTCGCAGGCATCCTTGTGCTTGTTCAGGTTAATAACTTTTGTCTTGTTACCAAACAGTTCCGCAACAGCATTGGATGCTGCCTTGCCGGGTGCATCGCTGTCGAATGACAACACAATATGCTCAAAAGAGTTAAGCCATTCAAACTGTGCTTTACAGTCCTTCAGTGCTGACTGTGCCCCAGACTTGATACTGACAACAGGCCACTTGCTACCAAGCATCTGGTAAGCCGCTAGGCAGTCTAGCTCACCCTCCGTAATGGTGACATACCTACCACCACCGTTGAACAGGTGTTGACCAAACAGCAGCGATGCTTTCAGGTCTCCATCACTCTTAAAAGCCTTCTCAGTGAGAGATCTGTACTTGTTGGCAACAGTGCCACCGTTGCTGTCAGCGTACGGGTAGCGGTGCTGTGTCGGTGTTACTTCGACACCGTAGAACCCTACAGTAGCACTGCTAATAAAA